CCAGCAGTAGTTGTGTTTACAGAAGCGCCTTTCTTAGCAGAGATATAGATTGTTCTAATTACTTCTCTGTTAATTTCAGCAAGGATTTCTGAAGACAGAATGTTTGACAATTCTGTTTCTGCGTCAAGACCGTGAATTGCTTTCAAGTCTTGTGCAAGTTCCATAGTGTACTCAGCTTTAAGTGCTCTGGACTTTGCAGTCACAGTTGACTTTTCGATTGAGAACGCCATTTCTGCAAAAGAGTTAGCAGAAGCATCACCTAACGCTTCACCTTCAGCAGTAGTCATACCACCACCAGTTGTTGAACCGTAGTCTGCACCACCAGTGATGTAAGTACCAGCAGAACTGTTGTTAAGAACAGCAGGGTTAGTACCAGTCATTGCAGTAGTGTTAAGGTCACCAGCAGCATCATCATTTGAGAAACCAGTATTTGGTTCGTTGAATAATGCTTCTGTTCCACCAGAACTTCCAAATCTTGATTTCATTGCAAAGATTAAACCAGTTGGGCCGGTCATTGGTTGCACTGAACATACATCATATGCAATCAAATTAGGCATAGCTCGTCTAACTAGCGAAATTAGAATTGGGTCGTAGTTATTAATAGTACCAGCGGTACTGTTAGTTGGTGCGGCTTCTGATAAGAAAGCTGCATCTTCTTTCATTGCTTTTTCTTGGTTTTCCAAGATGATTGAAGTAACGGCTTTTTTGTAATTATCCTTAATCTCAGGCAAATCTGGATGATTGAGGACTGGCTGCCACTTCTCTTGTAAGTTTTCTGAATTATACATTTGTATTATCCCCTTTTAACTATATTAGTATTATTTATCATAATTTATTTCTTGACATTATTGAAAGGTTTTGCATCTATGAAAGGTGCAGACCTTTTAATTGCACTAGTATACGCAGCCATAGCGTCACTTATGTCAATCTCTTGAGTCCCCTCGTCATTCTCTTCAGTTAGAGATTGAGTCGGAGTTGACTTAGGGAAATAATTTTCCTTAAGCGTGTTAAGTTTTTCAACAAAGGAATCTTTGTCTGTGAACTCAACATCTTCAACCAAACTAGCAAATTTCTCAGATTGAGTCTCTGCAAGGTCAGAAGAAACTTCTTTGATTACTGACTCACGCACAAGTGAATCTTCAGATTGTTTCTTTTCAGTAAGTTTACCGATTGTCTCGTTCAACTTTCCTTCTAGTTCTTCAATCTTTTGTGCTTGTGATTCAAGTATATCATATTTTTCGTCTGGAACATCAATGTAATGTTCTTCAAACAACGCTTTTAAACCAGTAATAAAGTCTTCAGCGATTTCACCTTTCAATCCTCTTTCGATTGCAAGTTCATTTTCAGTCATCCACTCCTTAACAACGTAGTCAAGGTAACCGTCTACCTTTTCTGCGAGTTCAGATTTGAATGATTCTACTTCTTCTGCAACTTCTTGAGTTTTTTCAGATTCAATTCTTTCAACTTCTGGTCTAATTTTTGATTTTACAGCAGCTTCAAAGATAGTAGATGCTTTCTTTTTGAAATCTTCTGAAAGGTCTTCACCTTCCACAAGTGCATCAACGTCTTCTGCGACAGTAATAGATGCAAGTCTCTTTTCAATAGCTTCTTTTGCTTTTGAAAGACCTTCTAATTCTACTTCTTCATCTGTCATAGCTTCTTTGTTCATGTATGAAGCGGCAAGTTGTTTTGCAGTTTCAGCAGACATTTTCTGCATCTCTTTCTGCATCATTTCCATCGCTTCTTTTTTAGATTTAGGCATAGCCATTTCTTTTTTGTCCATGTCCATTTCTTTTAGTTTTGCTTCTGCGACAACCTCTTCTTCATCAGTTTCAGATTCCTCTTTAACTGAATCAGCTTTCTGGTCACCCTTCTGCGAACTTTTTACAGAACCGTCTTGTTTGACTTTCTTAGCAGCATCGGCTTTCTTTTCGTCACCCTTAACTACTGGAGCACCTAAATCTTCAACGTCATCTTCTTCTGCATCAACCTTTTTCATAGGTTCAGCTGCAACAGCACCTTTACCAGCAGCGGAAGAATCTTTTGCCATTTCGGCCTCAGATAAGTCAGACAGAACTTCTTGTTCAAGTTCTTCTATTGTCTTGTCTATTTCTGACATTTGAGTCTCCTTATTAATATATTAATAATCCTCTTATTCACTATATTTAGTCATTATAAATTCTTGAGGAATTTTGCGAAAGCGAGTGCTTGGTAATTCGCTTTTCTAGAGCGGATGTTCCGCTCCATTTCATCCTTGATTCTTGCAACTTCTTGTTCTTGTAACAATCCATTATTCCAAACCCATTCTTTTCCTTCCATAATACCTTCCACGAAGGCACTTGGAGCAGATGGGTCTGCAACAATGTCGGCTGCAGTCGCAAGGTAGAAATCATCATTCACATAGTTTGCACCATTCTTTTTGGACAAACTACCCATACCCCTAGAGGATACAGCGAGTTTACCACCGTCTTCCATAATACTTTGTACAATTTTACCCATTGGTGTTGACATAACTTTTGCTTCACCAATAAAGTTTTTTCCGTCTGGTTCTAAAGATGTTACCATATGAGATACTTTATCCAAGTTTACTGTTGGGCCGTCTGGATGACCTAACTCACCGTATGCACGATTTTGTTCAATAAACTCTTCATTATATCTTTTTACTTCTTTTTCTAACACTTCCATAGGATAGACACGACCATTACGGTTTTTAATTTCGGCTTGCATGAATACACCTTTTAACTTGTAATTCTTCTTACCGTCTTCTTTTTCTTCCGTAATGTATTCTACATCATCACTAAAATGTTCTGATATTAGTTTCATTTTACTATCCCCTATGGTTGATTACCAACTGCTGTACAACTCATTGCAGCTGAGCAGGCAATAGTATCACTTGCTTTTTTGTCTAGTATAACAACTTGGTTTGCAACTAATACCACTGAACCAGCGTATGTGTTAGTTGCAGTAATTGTGTGGTTTTCTGAAGGGCCGTCAGTTAGAGTTAATACAACTCCATCTTGTGCGTTAGTCATTCCAGTTGCAAGGTTAATTGTATTTGCATCAACTACTCTTACAAAAAATTGTCCACCGTCTGTTAATTCTGCGATTGCAGTTCCACCACCGTCTGAGTATGTTACTTCATCTCCAGTAGTAAAACCATGACTTGAAATCGTAATAGCTGCACCATCAACAGCAGATTGTGCGTTAAATGTTCCAAGTGCGGCTGCAATTGTTACAGTACCAGCGTTAGTTGCCCCAACTCTTATTCTTGTTGCTCTATTCAATGTAGTCGCTGATGTTACATTGGTTGCGCTACCTTTTAAAATCATGCATATTCTCCTAACATTTCTCGTTCAAAATACTTCATAAGTTCGTTTTCACGCACTTTATACTTACGAGAGGCATCTTTTATAGTCTTTTCAAAACTATTTAGGAAATCTGAAGGTTTCGCATCCATAACACCAAAGATATGGTCTACCGCCTTACGCATTGCAGGCGATAGTTTTTTATACTCTTTAGATTTCTTATGCTCATCCTTTTCAGGCAAGTTAAGTTGCTGGAACTTCTTCTTCATTTTCCTCTACTTCTGGGATATGTTGCGTTACCATTGTATTCGCAACTTCTTCTCTTCTCTTCTCCAATGCATCTCCTACTTTTTGTTGGATTGCACTTTTGAATTGTGATTCTGCACCAAGGTTATCACCAGATGCAATTGCATCAATTATATCTTTACTCATTTTTTAACCACCTTTATTTCACTTATTTGTTTATCACCTTTTGGATTATGACTCATCATCATGTCATCATCTTCACCACCACCTTCATCTTCTATTTCTTTTGACATAAGTTCAATCTCTTCATCTGATTGACGAAGAACATTTTTCTGAACCCATTTCTTAGAAAAGAAGTTTCCGACATATGGTTCTAGTGTTCCTAACATATCTATACGTTCTCTCAAGATTTCTGCATCACGCAACTCTGCGAAATGACCATCTTGCATCCAATCGTATGCGATATGTTCTTTCATTGAATCCCACTCTTCTTCTGCAATCACACCAGTAAGAACTAGTTGTGTACGAAGTAAATCGTGGAATACCTTTGAAAAGTTTTTCCTTAGTCTTTGGACAAACTTAGTAAATTTAAGTTCATCTCTTGTAATCTCTGTAGACCTACCCAATGAGAAGTTTTGTTCAGCTTCCATTCTTGAGATAGGAACATTCAGTGACCTATAGAGTTTTCTTTGGAAGTAGATAATATCATCAATCTCACCAAGATTAGAACCACCAGGCAGTGTAGTAATTTCTGTACCTCTACCACCTTCTCTTCTTGGTAACCAAAAGTCTTCCAACATTGACATATGATTTCTATCATCTTTAATCTCACCAGTAGATGCGTCATATACCAGTTTGTTACGATAACGATTCATAACATCTTTTAGGTATTGTTCTGCTTTAATCTTTGGTAGATTACCAACATCAATGTAAAATATTCTTCTTTCTGGAGCTCTTGAGATTCTATAGATTACTAAACTATCTTCAATCATTCGCAGTTGGTTTACTGGTTTGATTGCTTTATGTAGATAGGATAATACTGAACCTCTGTTCTGGTCAATAATTCCAGATGGACAATATGCAATAGAGTCCTTAGTAATTTTAAGACCATTACTCATAGAACCACCAGTAGTAATTCCATGTTCGTTGTAGATATAAAAATCAACTGCTTTTTGTTTTTCTTCTACTTGTGTAATTGGATTAGGTCTACCAGCAATTTTTTCTCTGACCTTCTTAACTTTTTGAGGGTCAAGATAACGTAACTCTGTAATACCTTTTCTTGGATTTTTTGTATCAATAACTTTATGATAGAATAATCTACCATCAACATACCAACGTCTGAATATGTCGTGACCTTTTTCTTGAAAGGACATTAGTTGAAGAATTCTGTCAAACTCTTCTCTTATTCTTTTCTTAACTTTATCGGATTGATTTAACCCATCTAGGGCTAACGAAATTGGTGCATCAAATTCATTAGATGCAACCGCTTCACTTATAATATCTTCAATCGCACTATCACATTCTGGTTGTTGTGATATGTTACGATATCTCTTAATCAAATCGTATTGGGTTCTATCCTTTCCCTCTATATCATAGGTTGAGGAATAGAAACCACCAGCAGCAATATCTTCTGCACCATCATCAGAAGTAGGGAGCGTGAAAGACGCTCCCTCTTCTTCTTTTTTACGAGTGATTGTGAAACCAAATAATTCAGCCATAATAACTCCTTTTCGTACTACTATTTAGTACGACTATTAGAAGTTAACTGAAGAGGCTTCAAAGTGTGAGTATCTCCAAGTTACTGAGAACTCTTCAATAGCATTTGCAGTCTCATAACTTAACTCAATCGCACCAGTACCAGTAGGTTGACAGTTTCTTAGAATGTAAGATTTAAGAAC